AACGGACGTTTAGCGTTTTTACCTAAAACTTGATCGTAAACTGTAGTAGATCCAGCAGGAACTAAAACACCATTGATAGCACCACCTACGATTCCACCACGTAAAGCAGCATCGTTCAAGTATTTCCAGTCAGTCTTGTAGAAGTCATAACCTCTACGGAATCCTGTGAAACCTAAGTTCAATGCCATATCTTTATCATTGTCGAACAATCCGTAAGATGTACCATTAGCTCCGTAAGAGTTTTGTGATGCCAACATATCGTCGATGTCGAAAGAGAACTGACGGTTGATGAACAATACGTTCTCGTCGATAGCTCCTTGCTTGTCTAAACGTTGGATGATAGCGTCGAAGTCAGCCAATGTAGTTGGGTTACCACCTGACCAAACATTTCCACGGTTGTTTACAACGTAGAACAAACCTTCAGAACCTTTGTTTCCAACAGCTCCACCAGCAGCAACAGCTCCAGAACCAGTCTCAGCAGGTACAGCCTCGATCATTGCCATTTCCAAGTAGTCTTCGAAACGCAAACGAGTCTCGTGCTCTGATTTGATGTACCACAAGAAACCTGTAGCACCATTCTCGGTAGTAACCTCAATCCATCCGATCTGAGCCATATCTGAACCAGATACTGCGTACTTGTCTTTGATGATGATTGGGCTATTCTCGAAGATAGAATCGTCAGACTCTAAAGATTGCTCCATTCCTTCTGTTCCTTTTTTAAACTCAGAACCGTAAACGAATGCAGTGATAGCAGCTCCTAAAGCAAATGATTGACCACCAGCCTCGTAGTAAGCTACGTCAAATGTTCCAGCAGCGTAGTCAACATCGGTGATGATAGCCTTGTTAGATTTTGCAGCCTCGTTGTTATCAGACAAGAAAACAGTCTGACCAATTCTAAATGCAATTCCACCGTTTCCTGGTACTAAAGTATCACTCACTGTAATAGTAGCTGTATCAGAAGCTGCAGCAGCGTCAGAAGCACAGTTTACATACTTAGTGTGTAAACGACCTTGTTCTGCCCATTTGATAAGGTCAGAGTTAGATGGCATCTCAGCTCCAACTGCTCTTAAGAAAGAGGCAACTGAACGGTTACCATAACGCTCAAACTCTTTCTCGTAAGTATCTGGAAGATACTGATTCAAGAAATCAAAGTTTGTAATGTAATTTGTTGATAAGGTTTTCTTCTCAGCGGATGGCTGTAAGTCAAAACCTGGTGTACTTAAAACTCCCATTTTGTTGTTTTTTTAAATTGTTATTTTTTATTACTTCTTATCTTTAGTCCTCGACCACTGTCATTGTCAACTGCCACTGCTCTAAATCCTGAGTTGCTAATAGATTGAGGTGCATTTCGAACCTCCATATCTATATTCTTTATCTTCCTGTCGTTATCCAATAGAGCGTCGGACTTGCCTTGCTCGTAGAAGAATTTTGCAATCTTATCTGGATTCATTGCCGTAGCTAGAGACTTATGATATCCCACTGGATCAGAAATCAAACCATCATTATCTAAAAACTTCATGATGAAGTTGTTTACATTTGACTGGTTCTTTTTCATCTCACTCGGATTATCTGGCAAGAACGTATATTTCTTATCGCCAACCTCGAAATCAAAACCTTTGAAATCATTGGAGAAAAGTTCATCCGTCTTCTTCTGAAAGTATTCAGATTTTTTTAAAGCCTCTTCCTGATACGAACGTGAATCTTGAACATATTTCTTGTAGGCATTGTATTGTTCAACCTCCTGCTCATCGACTAGACCTCCTTTTGACTCAAGAGGAGTTCTGTATGTCTCTTTCATTTGATCGAAGTATTTCTTTGCCTTAGCAAGCTCTTTCTTCTTGGCTAGTTCCTTCTTCTTGATTTCCTTTGCGTCATCAAAATCCTCGTCGTATGCAAACTTGTCCTCCATCATGTATATGATGTCCTCCTTGTCTAAATCCTCCTCGGTTAAAGAATAGTACTCTGCCAATAAGGTGTCTGGCTCCATGTCATCAAAGTTCTTGTTTAACTTAACAAAATCTTCGATACCTCTTCCAGTCTCCTTCTTAAATTTGAAGTATGCCGAAACATCTTCTGGAAGCTCCTCTCTATCCTCTCTTGCCTGAAACAAGTCCTCGATAGAGTTCACCTCCTTATTATACCGTGTCTTAATATATGAAAGAACGTCTTCATCACCTAGTGATGTTTCCTTTGGATACTCAGGCTCTACCTCAATCTCTTGCTGTAATGACTGAGCCTCATCCTGTTGTTTTAGAGTCTCCTCGTGCTTGTCCAAAAGTTGTTGTTCAATTTCTTGTACGGACTTTTGTTCAGACTCTCCCAAGTCTCTTACTGTAAAATTTTCCATTTGATTTGATTTATTTAATTTTTAATTTAAGAGCATTTGCCCTTCTTCATCGACATTGACTTGTTTGCCATTGGTTTTTTTGCCATTGTCTTAGTAGCCATCATCGGTTTTTTTGTTGCTGTTTTTTTCATTTTGCAAAGTTATTAATTAATTATATACTTATTTTAGCACTATCTAGGCTCAAACTCAGCCAAATCAAAGCCATCAAGGGAATCCTCATTTGACTCAAAGTTGACAGGAGGAAGGTTGTTCTTACGTTGCTCTATAAGCTTTGACTGCTGTGTATTCTGAATACTTATACGCTTGTCCTTAGCCTTCTCCTTCATGTCGTCCTTCTCCTTTATGGTCTGTAGCTCCATGCCCTTTAACTGAGACTGCATCTGAAACTCAAGCTGCATTAGCTCCTTTTTCATCTCTGCCTGACTTCTCATCTTCTCGATATCGAAAGCCGTCTCTGCCTGCTTAATCTGCATCTTGGCCTGAGCCTCAGCCTGTATGTTCTGCATAGCCGTCTGAGCTGCCATCTGTTGAGACTGCATCTGCATCTGACCCTGCATCTCTTGCTTTGCCTGCTCATTCTTTTGGATTGCCTCCTCCTTCTTCTTTCTCTTTAGCTTAAGCAACTGATTAGCCAACTTAAGATTCTTCATCTCTCTGATATCAATAGCATCCTCTAAGTAAATAGAGTCTCTAGATAAAGCCATCTGTATGTTTTGTTCTAACTGAGCCTTCTCTTCTTCGTCAGGTGATACCTCTATAAATATACCAAAGTCATAAAGGTATAGTTCCTTTATCTCATTTAATATACCTACATTGTACTTACCTATTTGATTAATGAACTCTTCTTTAAAGTCTGAGTATTCTAATATATCTGCTACTCTATATGATATAGCTTCAGCTAATGATTTAGTAACAAATAAACTCGACTCAAGAATATGTCTAGTAGCGGTATTAGAATTAAGTGCTGCTAGTTTTTGTACACCAACTAAAGAGTTAGGGTCAGGATTAGATCCGTCTCTAGCCTCGTTTAATCCAGTAACATCTCTAATCATGCTTAGATAATGATTGTAACTAGCCACTAAACTAGATATTTTACCTTGTCCACTATTAGAGTTAAGTTCTTGAATTGGAACTCTAGCATTGTTGAATTCTCCATCCCCTGTGTAACTTCTACCAATTACACTACCCGTCTGGAAGTATAATCTCAATGCGTCTTCAGGATTGTATGCTGCCCCGTTACCTAAGTCAACCTCGTTAAGTCCATCAGCGTCAATGAATACACCGTCAGGAACTACTTTAGCGATAACTTGTTGTAACTTCAAGTGTGTCATCTGAATTAAATCAGCAAAAGGAATCATTCTCTTAACAAGAGACTCTATATTTCCTTTATACATTCTTGGAGCAACTGCTACGTAATTAGGTATAGCGTGTTGTGAAGCTGATTTAGGTCTAACCATGTTACGAGATAACTCCCACTTCAACATGATATTAGTGCCCATAACCATAACACCGTCATACCAAACATCGATAGTCTTTTCTATTTTTTCGAAACGACCTTCATCCATCATCTCTTGTGGAGGATTGAACGTGTCGTCTTTTTCTATCATTTTAAAACTTCCATCTTCAAGTATCTTTTTCTTGTATACTATCTTCTTGGTTGTTTTATAGTTTACATATAATAAAGTAGCCGTGTCATTACTGAATAAGCTATTATTATAAAATTGAGCTGAGTTGTAATAATCATACCATGACTGACTGTACTTAGAAATTTCTTCTAAATCTTCGTTGGTAAGTGTAGGATCTATTTTAACAAGCTCTGTAATTGGAACAGTCTTAATTTCTCCCCAATAAAAACAATCTTTAAAGTAAGGATCTTCTGTGTAGCTATATACTACATTAGCAGGATCTACATACTCTATTCTTACTCCGTCGCCAGGAAGGAACATGTGCTTAGCCATACCAACTCCAATAGTTGCTATATCTAAATCAATACTCTTACGAATATCTACATATTTATTGTCGTCAAATATAGTGTTAATTGCTTGTTCTTCAGCTATCTCTATAGACGGCTTGTAGTTTATCTGCATAAACAATGAAAGCTCATCGTCTGTCTCTGGAAGCTCCTCTGGAGGAGTATCGAATGCATCGATTCCGAACTGACCCTTTACTTGAAGAAGTAAGTCCTTTGCAGCCATATCGGTCTGAACCGCCTGCTGGAATTTATTTCGTTTGTCAGTCGACATAGCATCCTGTGCGTACGCCTTAACCTTAAACATCCTGTCCGTCATTCCATTAACTACAATATCAAGGAACTTAGGTATAATTGGCACTGGTGTCCAGTCTAGGTTTAGGTGACTTAAATCACCATCCACAGATAACTCGTTCTTGTACTTACCTACTGACTGTTCTCCACGCGCATACAGACGTAATTTATGAAAATTAGCACGCTGATCGTAAAATCTACATCCATGGCTATCCTTCTTAAACCACTCATATAATATAGAGTTCCCGACTTGTAAACCATACTCAATAGTTTCCTTCTCTCTATCTGTTGCAAATTGATTAGGAAAATTTACTTGAGACACATTTATTTTTACTTCTTTCATTTATATTATATATGTTTCCATGAATTTCTGTTTAATATGCTTGTTATAT